CCAGTCCAAGCCGTAGTAACCATCAGATACATGCCGATGATCTGGCTTTGAGCAGGAAGCGTAATTGATGTCAGACCACTGGCCTGAGTGATTGGCTCGCTCTGAGACATCACTACATAGCCAATATTCTGCGTACCAATCGAACCACCAAGCGCGGCAAGGTTGCCTGTTCCGTCACTGGTAAGAACGTTACCAGCGAAGATTGGCCCCGTGAAGGCAACTCCAGGCTGTACTGGGCTGTTATTCGGATTGGGATAAAACCCAGGCTGTATGTCGTTTATGGTCGTAGCCATGACTTATTCCTTTTTACGAGGTTGGGAATGAGCCATAAATTGCGCGCCAGTTATAATAACCGAAGCTGTAGCGCTCATAGCCCTTGACCAGCAAGTTGTCAGTGTGGAAATCAACCTGAAGGTCGGTCTCGAACTTAATGCGTTCCATATACGACAGACCGTCGATGTTGGTCAGCAAGAACCAAGCATATGCAGATGTCAAGAAGTCGTTGCTCATATAACCATCTGGCAAGCCGCCGGCGGTGGTCAAAATAGCGTTGACATCATTATCTGCGGTGCCTGGGCGCAATTCAGTCTTGGTCAAACGAATTGCAACTGGCTCAAGAGCCGGAGGAATAATTAATTTGCGGCCACGAGCGAAGATTTTCAGACCAGCCTGATCGCGGAAGTTTGTACGAATGGCAACCATTGCATTTAGCAGGGTAGCTTCGTTCAAATCAACCTGAGTGGTTGGAGTGTTGGCAATCGTTCCACCATCAATCGGATGGTTGGTCGCGCAAAGTGCTACGCCATCGCCGTTGACTGCGGTGTTGTAGGTGCTTGCGGTGTTCAGGATCGAAGCGCCGTAGATTTCCTTGGTCTGATGGAAAGATTCCATAAGGCCGAGGTTCGAGGGCGTAAACTGGGTCTTGTAAAGGTTATCGTCAATCGCCTTGCGGGTGATGGCATAACCAAGACCAATTTCACTGTGTTCCTGATTGTAGATGTAACGTTCACCAGCGCCGTTATCGAAAGCAGTCTGGCCGCCTTCGCTCTTAAGCTGAGCAAGACCGAGGTAGCGAATTTCTGCGGTACGTTCGAAAGCCATCTTAGAGTCGTGCTTAGTGAAAATTTTGTCATACTGAGAAGGAATCTGCTCGTATTTGCCTTCAACCCCACGCAAGCCTGGGAGGAGAAGGTCTTTAATTGCTGAAAGATTTACAGCCATAGTCCTATACTCCTATTAGATGCCAGCAAGAGCGCGCTGCATTGAGTTATTAAACCCAACAACGATCTTGTTGTATGCTGTGGTGGAATCATTGCCGTTTACGGAAGCAAGTGGGCTGGTAGCACCAGGCACATAGTTCGCAAGAGCAATAATGCGGAAAGGCAAATAGTTGTTGGAAGCAGAACCAGCGCCTGAGTTTGCAATCAGCGAGTACTGATCAGCAAAGAAAGTCGATAGACCATTGGCAGTGTTGCCGTTAGTTTCACCAGTTGCTGTGTAGTCGTTGTAGTTGAACGAGATGTTCTGACCAACGTTTGCAAGACCAACTGCGGTGGCAGTGGTGTTGGAGTTTGCAGTTTGCACAATGAACTGAGCATTTGGATCAGTAACAACATATGCAGTCACGTCGCCGTTGGAGCCAGAGCCAGGCCAGTAGTTGTTAAAGTTCGGATACTTGATTGCTGTACCAAGGTACTTGCAGCCAACGAACACACCAGCGATTGGCACATACACGGTAACAGTACCAGAAGCGGTCGAAGTGGCGCTTGGGGTCTGTGGGCCGTAGGAAGCGCACACAGCAGTCGTGGTAGAAGCCGAAGTCACCTGATAGGTGCCGTTCAGGTTTACGCCAGATGCAGTGGTTGAGCCAGTGATGGTGATGACCGAGCCAACTGGGGGTGCCCACGAAGAAGGTAAGTTACCAGAGGTCGATGTGCCAGCCGAGAAAGTCACGGTCAGCGTACCAGCGGCGCTGGTAGTGAGGGCGGTTGCAGCAACAGTCAAAGTGACTGGGCCGTAAGCCTGAGTGATGTAGCCAGTGCCTATACCAGTGGTATTGGTTGCCTGTACTACGGGATCACCGAAGAAAATTGGAGTCGTATTGCCGGAAGCGATAGCAAGCTGAGTCTGCTCGTAAGTTGGAGCCGAACCAGTGCCCTGATACTGCAAAAAACCGTTGGGCGCAAAAATGTTGGCCATGACGGGATTCTCCTTTCAGAGAGTTTCCATCATCGCGCACCTGGGGCGAATCTATGAAACGGGAAAAATCGGTTTATCTTCTACACCTGGAGAAGAATGTTTTTACAATAATCATAAAAATAAATTGTTGTCAAACAAAAAAACAGGCCGCCCGTAGGCGACCCGCTGGTATTGTTTATCCTAAGCACATAAATACTACCAAACACACTAAAAGGCGTCAAGCATTATTCTTCAGGAATAATCAATGGCTCATAGCTTTTGCCAACCTTAGCACGAAGGCGTGAATCAGCGCGGCCAGCAAACAAAGGCTCGCTTGCTTTAAGCTGCTGCTCTTTATGAGTAACCTCATTACGGGCTTTGCGATATTCGCGTTCCTTCACCATATTGGTGATTTCCTCTGGACGCTCCATAAGCATCATGCCTTTGCGCTCGATTGCGCCTGTGGCTCCGGCTTCCATCATCTCAGGGTGCCGTGTTGCAGGAACGGGCTGCCAGCCTGTGCTCTTAACATGGTTTTGATGCGAGCGATCCTCCATATTCATAGAAGAAAACCGCTTCCACTCGTATGACCAGCCATCGGGGGGAGCCGGAACAGCAAAGTCATCAACACCATCAGCATCGAAGTCTGCTCCAGTTCCAAGAATTTCAGCGGCGCGGCGTTTTGCGGCAGCGCGTGGATCATCCTCACGAATTGAGGGGCGCATTTCTCTAGGTGCCATTAGTTCAGTTTCCCTTCTTTAATCAATGCAACTTTATTGCGGGCATATTCCTGATCGGTCATGCCCATCATTGATGCCATTTCACGTTCATCCGCCGAGAGGCGAACAATATTTGGTTTAGTGCCGGAATTATTTGTTGAAGTCCGAGACACGGGTGCAGAGGGCGGGGCTGTCCGTTGCCGCTGCGAAGTTGGGTTAGATGCAGATGACAATGGTGACTCCTGTTCTTCATTTGGGGTGTTTCTAATGTTTAATGACCGTTCAATAGTGCTAAAATACTCATCAGTATCAAACTCAATGTTATCAGCGGCGGCCATTTCATGCGCTGCAACCATTTTCTTAAACAAGCGCGGGTCTCGTGCATATTCTGGATGGCGGCGAACCCAATCCGCAGAGCGCGGACTAAGAGTATTAGCCAGAGCCTCGACAGGATCATTCTGTTGGACAGGCTGCTGTTTTGGGGCTTCGCGCATTTGCTTTTCATAAGCCACACGGCCTTGCTCAAGCTGCAATTTATTCAATGCAGCCGTTGCAATTTCACTTTGAATCTCAGCAATTCGGTCAACGTCCTGCTCTGCAAACGCCAAACGAAGGTTTTGCTTCATAATTTGTTCGTTGCGTTTTACAGTATCAATCGCATTGTCGATTAGTTTAAGATTGGTATCATCAACCTCGCCCTTTGCCTGATTAACACGATTTGTTGCCTCTTGAGCATTGCGCTCTGCTGCAAATCGCGCCTGGCGTTCTGCTTCAAGCTCTTTTTTTAGAGCCTGAATACCATCATCGACTGACAATTCAGGCTGCTTTTTAGGAGGATCAGCCTTTTCAACGACTATTTCTTCTTGTTTTTCGCTTTCCAATGGTTCAAGTTCAACCTTGAAGTCATCTTCCGGCAATTCAATATCTTTTGCACGTGCCATATTATTTCCCCTTACCAAATTTTATCTGGATGGTCAGTGCGACCCTTGATATTTACGTCATCAATGATGCGGCATGGCACATTATTGATTGTAATTGTCCAACCATCGGACGGGCGAGAGATTAACCAATCGCCAATCTCAAAGGTTTCGCCCTCAAACCAAGTTCCCGTGCCATCATTAAATGCGCTTTTGCCTTTTTTGACCAAAAGACCTACTTTTGATTGGTAAATATCCTCATCAACTGTTTTATCAGTCAAATAAATACCGCTTTTTGTCACTTTTGGCCGAATATATAAGGCAATTAAAAGCTGATTATTAAAAATATGGATATTTGACAAATCTCCAATTTCTTTATGCAACTTTTCTTTTGGGTCTACTTCGTGATTCATAATCATTGGTGGCATGGCTTTTCCCTCATTTGCCAGAGATTGTGCGGTCAGCCCTATTTTTTGCCTCATCGACAATTTCTAGGGCTTGCTGAAGTCCAGTAACGATTCCGCACAGATGTCGATACTGCTCATGTGAAGACGCGCAACCCCTCGCTAGGTTGTTGGCAATTTCTTCGCATTTCTCATTGATGGATTTATTGATCTCATCAACTAAATAACTTGTAGTTGTTAGCATTTAACTTCCTATCCCTCATAAAGAAGTGCGTGGCCGGACGCGGAGGGAACGTCCGGCCTGCTCTCACCCGCGCACTGGGAGAGACAATGCCCGGGGAAACTTGTTACGGTCCGTATGCCTTAATCTTTTCTAAACGGCCTTCACCGCCACCCGCACCATCACGGATTGGGTAGTTTGTGCGACCGCCTGACTTACGAGGCATCTGTGGAGGCATAGCGCCGCCCATAGGAGGAGCCGCACCCATTGGCATTCCGCCGCCCGCTGGAGGCATTGGCATAGGCATGGGAACCGCAGGGGGACGTGGTGGATTAACTGGTGCATTTGGAGGAATGCCCTCAGCGCCATCTTTACGACCAGAACTGATAATAATGTTAATGTTGGTCTTGCCTTTGGCTTTGCCACCATGAGCATGGGCCGAGCGGCCACCAACAGCACCTGGTATCTTTGTCAAAGAATCGCCAGAGAATACATTGCCACCGTGTTTTCTACCTGTACGAGCCTCTGGCTTAACCATCTTTTTGATGAGCTTTTTATCTTCAGCAACATCGGAATGTTCGGCTTTACCGCCATGCTTACGCATACCAGCTGCCTGACCCATCATTCGTGCCTGATCGGACAAAGGATTGCTGCCGATTGGTCCACCGCCGAACTTAGGAGTACGACCTCCGCCGCATTTCTCCGCACGACCGCCAGCTTTCAGGCCGCCAATGTGTTTAATGCCGTCACGTTCTTCATTAGCCATTTTCTGATCGCGGTTAAGAAAACCATCAACCGACATGGCTTTGCCGCCTTCTTTGCGGGGCTTACGATCTGCGCGGTGTTCTGATTTGTGTCCTTCGGCATGACCTAAAACCTTACCGCCTTTTTTAAAGGCTCGCTTGCTAATCGGGCGCATGCCAGTTTTTACGCCAGCATGTTCCGCGTCGGGCGGTGTCCATGTGGAACTATCAACTTTCTGATGCGGGTCTGCACTAGCTAGGCGTTTTGCTTTTTCTTTCATGGCATTGCGGGCTTTTTTGGATTCTTCGGACATGCGTTTAACTCCAGAGTTTACGGGCGTCCCCGTGACCGCTTAACGAGGGACATAACATCGAGCGGTGCGATGCTAGTTTTGTTGAGCGCTTGCTCGACAATGGGGTTATGATGCGGAATGTAACCGCCGCGTTTTTTACCGAACAATGGATGATTAGAGTGCCAAGCAGAGACATCCCCACCCTTTGCATACCGACGCATAATCTCTATGTCTTTCGGGTCAAAAACAACGTAGTTGCGGGTGCCATTGCCAGCGGCGCGGCTGCCCGCGTCAAGGTATTTTATGCCGCGTATGCCGTTTTTCAATAATATTTCAGATGCGGTTTTGCTATTTTCTGTTCTGTCCCCAAATGTTGGTTTTAAAGCATTATATAAATCTTCTCCTGTTTTTACCCTTTTACTTGGTTTTTTACCGTATTTAATATCTCTAAACATATCTTGTGCATCTGGGGAATGATCCCACGCATCATTAAGTGCTCCAGACAATAAATTTTGCACATGTTCACTTTGGTGATGTAGCGGCTTATCCCAATCAAGGAAGTGGTCCGGATGTGCGTGAATAGCAACTTGGTGCATGTGCCCAATTTGTCCTTCAGGGGTTAATTTATTTTTATATTGCTGCGCCACAGGTTCATGTTCAGCAAAATAATGACCATATCCAAACGATTGCGCGCCTTCGCCCGTTCCTATTTTTTCGTTACTGTATCCTTCCGGACCAACAGAATGAGGGCCACCTTGATATGCAGTAATAGGCTCCTGATCAACCTCACCGCCATCGGCATAACTGTCTTTGTTGGCTTCCCAAAGGCTATCAGCGCCCATGCCCAGTTTACGAGCCGCAAGGTCCTTCTGCATAGCATCAATGTCGGCATTGGTAGCGTTTGGCTTTACCTCATATGATGAGGGCGTAATTCCTTCACCAAATGACGGGGCTTCATAATCCTCAGCAGGAACATTGGCATTAACTTGCGGAAATCCACTAGCTAGTGGTGGCATTCTATCGCCCGTATCATTTGGCTGCACAGGAACATTGGCATTAACTTGCGGAAATCCACTAGCTAGTGGTGGCGATTGATCAAATGATGCAGGACGAACAGGCGGCAAAGGAACATTGGCCGGAGATGGTGGCGCTTGATTGTCCGTTGTAAATTGTGGGCCAGCATGAACAGCTGCAGGTGCATTTACGTCTGGATTTAAAGAATTGGCTGTTTGAACCCGCCCCAAAGCATTGCGGAAATTCTGCACATATTGCGGAACAGTAGTGCCCGTAATATCCGCTGCATTACCAGCGGCGGCCATTGGACGACCAGAAAACCAAACAGACGCCGCATCTTCTGGCGAGCCATATTTTTTAACCGCATTACCAAAATGATACTGAAACACTGCATCTTGCGCTTCAGGGCTGGCAAGAAATTGTTGAGGCGTTAATGATTGACCAGTGGCCGCCTTTGTCCATGACGGAATATTCGCGCCCATAACCTGATATGCACCATAAGCACGATCACCACTTTTTGTAGCTGGCCCCATAATATGATAGCGGCCA